GATTTAAGTATTTTGAAAGATCTCCAATGCAAACTGCATTAGAAGGTGATTTCGATACTGGAAACATGAGATACAAAGCTAGAGAAAGATATTCATTCGGATATTCTAACTTCAGAGCCGTTTTCGGTTCTCAAGGAGCTTAATGAACGATTGATTGTAGCGTTTATAACTCAACTACAATTAAGAAAGGGAGCCTCGGCTCCCTTTTTCTTGCGACATTTATATTTCAAGTGTAAACTAAAATTGGTTTAAAATTAATTAGCTTGATGAGGGCCGTTTACGGTTTCCATTAATACAAATATAAGGAGTTCAAGATGGCTAATCCACATTTCCAAAACTTAATACTTAACGCTGGTAACAGCGAGTCCACCAAACATAAGAAGGATCTTCCTATGTTCTTGGTAAACCCGTCCAGTTCGTTGTTTTATCAATACTCAAATGATTTTATGACTTACGCTTCTGGCGATTTCACAATTACTACAACTGAAGCTGGTACAGGTTCAGCTACAGAAGCTTTGACTTCTGGAGCAGGCGGTCAACTTTTGCTTACTAATGCAGCAGGTGATAATGATTTAGACTTTTTACAGTTAAAAGGTGAGTCATTCAAACTAAGCAGCAGTAAAAGAGCTTTTTTTGAAGCTAGATTTAAAGTAAGTGATGCAACACAATCTGATGTTGTAATGGGTCTACAAATAACCGATACAACACCTCTTGCTGTTTCAGATGGTGTTTACTTTATGAAAGATGATGGGGATACAAACCTAGATTTTCATATAGAAAAGAATGGTACTGACACTACTACAGCAGCAGTTACTACTTTAGCTGACGATACATTTGTTAATGTTGGTTTCTTTATAGATCCAAACACTTCTCAAGTATCTTATTTTATAGGTTCTGCTACTCCAGTAGGTGTAGTAAACACTAATTTACCAGATGATGAAGAGTTAACCGTATCTTTCGGTATTCAAAATGGTGAAGCAGCAGCTAAAACTATGACAATTGATTACATAAATGTAATCTGCGAAAGATAGGAGTAAATAATGGCTGATACAGTAACTTCCCAGACTATTCAGGATGGTGAAAAAATTGCCATTTTAAAGTTTACTAATGAGTCTGACGGTACAGGTGAATCTTCTGTAAAGAAAGTAGATGTTTCTGCTCTTACTACTAATAGTGCGGGTGAATCATGTACGGGTGTATCTATAGGTAGAATTTACTGGGCTACTAGAGGTATGGGTGTTGATATTGAGTTTGATGCTAGCACAAACGTCTTAGCAATACCTTTACCCGCTGATAGTACAGGTGATGAATACTATGACGATAGATTTACAGGTATACCAAATAACGCAGGTTCAGGCGTTACCGGAGATATAGATTTTACAACGGTTGGACATTCAAGCGGAGACGCTTACTCAATAATATTAGTTCTTAACAAAAACTATTAATGGCAGAGTACAAGGGTAAAACAGTAACTCTTAACCGACCAAGGGCTATCTCAAAAGGTAGTCCTGGGTACGGTAAAAAACGTAAAGAAGTCTTTGTTGTAGGCTGTAGTAGTGAAAGCTCTAGAGTCAAACGTATAACCTTTGGTGATGCCAAGCTTGGTATGCACAAAGACAGTAAAGCAAGAAAAAAGTCTTATTGCGCTAGAAGTAAAGGTATGGGTGGCACTACGGATAGATGTAGTGCTAATTATTGGGCTAGAAGAGATTGGGATTGTTAGATGGCTGAGAAAACCAAAAAAGATGCTTGCTATAAACATGTAAGTAAATATATGCCTAAAAATTCTGCATATAGATCTGGGCATATGGTCAAATGTAGAAATGCTGGTGGTCCTAGTAATTACCGTATGGGCGGAAGCAGGCAAAAAAAATCTACAGGTGGCGCTGTTACGATACGCGGACAAGGTGCTGTTATGACTAATAGATTAAGGTAATGGCTAAAAAAGAAACACTTAAAGATTGGTTTTCTAAAAATGATGGTAAAGGTTGGGTTGATTGCAAGACAGGTAAACCTTGCGGAAGAAAATCTAAAACTGACACCAAAAGACCTTATCCTGCATGTAGACCAACAAAAGCACAATGCACGTCAGCAGCTAAAAAGAAAACAGGACCAAAAGCAATTAGTTGGAAAGATGGTAGAAAAAAAGCAGCAACTGGTGGACCAATTACAAGTAGAGGTCAGGGAATTGTTATGGCAAACAGATTAAGATAAAGTAATATTATGGCAACATTAAAAAATTCAAAGAAAGCAGATTTAGATAAAGACGGTAAGTTATCTTCATATGAGACAAAAAGAGGTATGGCTATTGAAAAAGCTATGAAGAAACAGAATCGTGTTAAACTTGCAGAAGGTGGTTTTATAGCCAAAGGTTGTGGGGCCGTTATGAACGATAAACGCAAAGTTACAACTATTAGTTAGGAGGATGTATGGCTAAGAAAGATAAAATGAAATCAAAACAAGAGGCTAGAGATAAAGCCAAGGTAAGACCTGATGAAACGACTGTAGATCGTATTTATTACAACATGCCTAAGAAAGCTCCTGCTAAAAAAACAACTACAAAAAAAGGTAAAAAATAATGGCTGGTTATAAATCAAAAGGTTCTAGCAAAATGAAATATTCTAAAGGTAACTCTGTTATGAAGATGTCTAAAGGCAACGCTGTTATGAAGATGTCGAAAGGGACAGCGGTTGATAAGAAAAAATCTAAAGGCAGTAGCAAAATGAAATATTCTAAAGGTAACTCTGTTATGAAGATGTCTAAAGGAGGTTCTGTAGCAGCAGGATTTGCCAATAGAAGAAGAGAAGATCTGACTTAGTTAGTGGCATATCTTTACAGTAATATACCTCATTTTAAATGTTGGGTAAGGAGAGAGTACACTCATAATCACGAAAAATACCATGGAGAGTTTCTTCATGCTATGGCGGTTGGTGTTACCACCATGCCTACCAGGTGTTTAAGTTTTCACATAATATTTACCGGAGAAGAATCCAACTGTGAAGATTGGAACGAGGGTAATATACATGGGGGTGCTATGTGGGCCAGAATGCCAATCACAGGATTAGTTGCAGATACATTAGTTGATGATTTTGCAAAACCTATGTCAGTTCATGATGCACAACCTTGGGATTGTTCTTCACATAATAACTCAGTATATGTAATAGATAGGGCTACACCTTGCCCTTGGCTCGCTAAGATAGACGGTCAGATATTTCCAGCTAAATACATGTTTACGGTTGACTATGCTGAAAACGAAATAGCAGACGATCCTGCACAACATAAAAGTAGTCATGTTCTTGAATTATTAGATGCTGGTGAATGGACCGGCAATATAGTTGCACTTCCAAACAACAGAGTAAGAGTCACACATCCCGCCTGGTTTGTTACAGGAGAAGGAGCGCCTGACTTTAAACCGTCTCAACATATACATTATTCTAAATCTGATTTAGACTACACTTTAGACGTAAATAGGGTCTTTGATAATTTATACGCAGAGGATGAATAATGGCACTTTCAGGCAGTACAGACTTTGAACCTAATGTAGCTGAGTTTATAGAAGAAGCATTTGAAAGATGTGGATTAGAACTTAGAACAGGTTACGATCTAAAAACTGCTAAGAGATCTATAAATCTTATGTTGGCAGAATGGGCTAATAGAGGTTTGAATCAATGGACAATTGAACAAGGAACTCAAACAGTTACACAAGGAACTACAGACTATACGTTAAATGCTAACGTAATAGATGTTTTAGATGTAGTTGTAAGAAGAGACGTTAATAGTACTCAAACAGATATTTCTATAAGCCGTATAGGTAGATCTGAATATTTAAACATTCCTAATAAAACAACTCAGGCAAGACCTTCACAATTCTTTTTAGATAAGTTAACTGCTCCAGTATTAAAGGTTTGGCCAGCACCAGAAAATAGTACAGATGTATTAGTGTTTAATAAAATCGTAAGAATGGATGATGCTGATAAAGCTACTAACACTATGGACATGCCTTTTAGATTTTATCCCTGTTTTGTTGCGGGGTTGGCATATTATTTGTCGCTAAAGAAGTCTCCTCAACTCACCCCGCAACTTAAAGCTATATACGAAGAAGAGTTTAGGAGAGCAGCAGACCAGGATGAAGATAGGGCATCTTTTAGGATAAGACCTAATTTAAGGATGAATTAATATGGCTTATGCGGTTGGTAAATTCGCTAAAGCATTATGTGATCGTTGTGCTTTTGAATATAAACTTAATGAACTAAAAGAAGAATGGAATGGTTTAAAAGTTTGTCCAAGTTGTTATGAACCTAAACATCCTCAGTTAGAGCCTTTAACAGTTAAAGCAGATCCTGAAGCCCTATACAGACCTAGACCTAATAATGACAAAGAAGTTGGAGAAGGTTTTGTTGTTGTTACAAACTCTAATATATTTCAAAATGATTTTATGAACCCTTCTATACTTCCTTCTAATTTTGTTGTTGAGAAAGTGACAGCATCAGTAGGTGAAGTTACAATTACTACGTCATGACATTAACTGAACTAAAGACTCTAATACAAAATTATGTGGAAAATGAGGAGACAACTTTTGTTGCTACCTTGAATGATTTTATTATTAATGCCGAAGATAGGTTATTTGAATTAATACAGTTAGATTATTTTAGAAAAAATGTTACTGGTAATCTAACAACTGGTAATACTTATTTAACCGCTCCTTCTGATTTTTTAATGAGTTTCTCTCTAGCGATTATAGACAGTAGTAACGATTATCATTACTTAGATAAAAAACATACTTCCTTTATGAGGGAGTATTCTAATGATGCGGTTGATACCTCTGAAAGAGGTAGGCCTTTGTACTATGGAGACTTTGACAAAGAATTATCTACAGCATCAAGTAACGGATCTACTTTGATAGTCTCTCCGGTTCCAGATTCAGATTACTCAGTTGAATTGCACTATTTATATAAACCAAATAGTTTAACTACAGACACTACAGGAACTTGGATTTCTACTAATGCTAGAAATGCTTTATTGTACGGTTCTCTTGTAGAAGCATACACATTTATGAAGGGTGATGCAGACTTGATGCAACAGTATGAACAAAGATTTAATTTAGAAGTTTTGAGATTGAAGAATCAAGCAGAAGCAAGAGGAAGAAGAGACGAATATCGTTATGATTCTCTTAGATCTTCTGTTACATAAATAAGGAGAGTGAATGGAAAAGATTGAAAGTCTTAAAGGCAAGTCTATTGCTATTGTGGGTATGGGCAAAAGTTGGTTTGATTACAATCTAGCTAAATCTCATGGGGTTCATTTTGATGAAGTATGGGCTATAAATGGCGTAGGTTCTGTTATCTATCATGACAGAGTTTTTATGATGGATCCTGCATCTAGGTTTTTAGATACAGATGATGCTGGCGGTCAAACTGAAAGCATGAAAGAGCTTTTGTTGAATCATGAGGGTCCAATATACACTTGTGAGTTAGATGATCGTTGTCCTGGTCTAGTTGAATATCCATTAGAAGAAGTAGTTTCTTATTCTAGTTGTCACTATTTAAACAATACCGTTGCTTACGCAGTTGCTTTTGCTTACTGGAACGAAGTTGCTAATCTAAAACTATTTGGTATAGATTTTTCTTATAAAGGTAATTTACATTTTGCTGAGTCAGGTAGAGCTTGTGTAGAGTTTTGGCTAAGTAAATGTATATCAGCCGGTATGCAAGTTGAAGTTGCACATACTTCTGGGTTATTAGATACAGATGTGCCAGCAGAACAAAAACTCTACGGTTACCATAGGTTAAAAAACCCCTACGTTATTTTAGTTGATGAAGAAGGAATCAAATTAGAACGTATAAATGATTTGGAAATAGTAAAACAAGAACAAGAACCTGTATTGATAGATAGGCATGATTCTCATCTCAAGTCAGTAGAGCCTAAAAAATGGTAGATGAAGTAACTCCCGCAGGTATGCCTGGTTTAGGCCTTATAGAGGCTAAAACAAGTAATTATGGTGGTCATCCTCCTGAGTTTTGGGCAGAAAGACTTACAGAAAAGATTGTAAGTTCAAGCAATAGTGAAGATCCATACATAAAAGAGCAAGCTAGAGCCTATAAAGATTTGATATATCAAGTAAGTTTGATTTATATACATAATGCTATAAAATCTTATAAGGCTACCTTAATTCAAGAGCTTATGACGGCTGGTGAAGAAGATGTAGCTAAAATTGTAAAAAGGATATAAATATGGCTATCACATCAACACTAACAACCAGCTTTAAAAAAGAGCTGCTAGAAGCTATCCATAATTTTAAAAACTCGGGTGGTGACACTTTTAAATTAGCTTTATATACAAGTTCTGCTACTTTAGGTGCTACTACTACTGCGTTTACAACTACTGGACAAGCATCAGGAACTAATTACACCTCAGGAGGAGCAAACCTTACTAGAGTAGATCCAACTTCAAGCGGCACTACAGGTTTTACTGATTTTGCTGATTTAACCTTTGGTACGGCTACCGTAACCGCTAGAGGCTGTATGATCTATAATTCATCTGATAGTAATAAATCAATAGCTACTATTGATTTTGGTGGAGACAAAACTTCAACCGCAGGTGATTTTACGGTAGTTTTTCCTGCGGCAGCAGCAAGTACGGCTATTATAAGAATAGCTTAAAAGCCTTATATGGCTAATATTAACGGTTGGGGTCGCGGAACTTGGGGCGAAGGGTCCTGGGGAACCGCCTTACCCGTTGAAATATCTGCACCTAGTGCTGCTACTTCTGCGTTAGGTACTGTATCTACAGTAGCAAAAGCTAACGTAACTCCTACAGGACAAGCTGCAACAGGTGGTGTATCTGGAGTAGGTGTAAATGCACAAGCCGTAGCTGTATGTCCTAGTGCAGTTGGAACATTAGGGTCTGTATCAGTATTAGTTGATGGTGAGGCAAATGTATTCCCAACAGGTCAAGCCGCTACAAGTGCTGTAGGTACTGCAACTACTATATCTAACAACAACATATCAGTCTCATTAGGAGCTGCAACAAGCGCTTTAGGTACTGCAACAATAGATGCAGAGGCAAATGTATTCCCTACATTACAAAGCGCAACAGGATCAGTAGGATCAGTTTTAGTGTGGTCACTTATTGATGATTCACAAACATCTAACTTTACTTCAATCAACGAGGCCCAAACACCTAACTGGGAAGATGTTGCTTAACTATCCACAAGAAAGGTAATATAATCAAATGAACGGAGATATTAATGGCTACTTATGTAAATGATTTAAGACTGAAAGAAATAGCTACTGGTGATGAATCAGGCACTTGGGGAACTTCAACAAATACCAACCTGGAGTTGATTGGTGAGGCATTAGGCTTTGGAACCGAGGCAATAACTACTAACGCAGACACACACACCACAACTGTAGCAGATGGATCTACGGATCCTGGTAGAGCTATGTACCTCAAATATACAGGCACACTAGACTCGGCCTGTACGATTACGATTGCACCAAACACTATAAGTAGGATGCAATTTATAGAAAACGGCACTAGCGGTTCTCAAAACATCATAATTTCACAAGGCTCTGGAGCTAATATAACTATACCTCCAGGTGATACTAAAGCAGTTTATTTAGATGGTGCTGGTAGTGGAGCGGCAGTAGTAGATGCTTTTGCTAGTCTTTCTACAGTAGATTTAAAAGTACAAGACGATTTAACAGTTACAGATGATGTTTCTATTGGAGGTGCTTTAACACTTACAGGTAATGGCGACTTTAATGGCGATTTAGATGTAGACGGCACAACTAACCTAGACGCTGTAGACATAGATGGAGCAGTACAAATAGATGCAACATTAAGTGTTGGGGTAAACGATACAGGTTATGACGTTAAATTATTTGGTGATGATGATGGTGCATTTTTGCTTTGGGATGCAAGTATTGATGATTTAATTTTATCTGGCGCTAAGATAGGCTTGGGTATTGCTACTCCACAAAACATTTTACATACTCATATAGCTTCTTCTGGTGCTATATATCATCAATTTACAAACA